ACAATTCTTCGAGAATACTGATGTACACCCGAAAAGTCCAATCAATTTCTTGCCCGAAGGTACTAATTGCAAGTATTACGGGCAGGTCAAAGGTCGCGCTTCATATTACTCGGATGTAGAGACTACTGTCATATCAGAGCACGTGGAGGACGTGTGTGGGGTACCTCAGAAATGGGGGGGTCCCAAATTCCGTAAAGGATGGCCTTGGCAAGCGTCATTGCAGTATTCAACTAAACCATCGTGTGGTATCGAAGGTTCATTGTTGGAACTTGCGGCTGATGATTATATTAAGGGTCTCCTTAGGGCATTGGATGATATTCCTAGTTTGAAGATGGGTGTCAAACCGTTGACGGAAATGGAAACCGTCTGTGGAATTGATGGACTTCGGTTCATCGACAAGATGCCACCTACAACTTCTATTGGGTATCCTCTATCTGGTCCAAAATCGAATTTCATTACGTTATTGGATCCAACTGATCATCCTACCCATCAGTGTCCCGCTGTATTGGATCAGCGTTTTTGGGACCATGCTTATGAAATGGAAGCTCTTTACCTGAAAGGGGAGAGAGCTTATCCAATTTTTAAAGCATGTTTGAAGGATGAGCCCACTAAATTGACCAAGGACAAGGTCAGAGTTTTTCAGGGAGCACCAGTTGCACTACAATTGTTGGTGCGCAAGTACTATCTCCCAGTGGCTCGAATATTGTCCATGCTGCCTTTCTCATCTGAATGTGCTGTTGGTGTAAATGCCCAAGGTCCTGAATGGGACCAATTGGCAAAACACATTACGCGCTTTGGAAAGGATCGTATTCTTGCTGGTGATTACAGTAAGTACGATCTGCGCATGCCAGCACAGGTGATGTTCGTAGCGTTTCGTATCATGATGGATATTGCGAAAGAATGCGGTTACTCCGAACGTGATTTAATTATCATGGAAGGTATTGCTACAGACATTTGCTATCCTTTGATGGCCTACAATGGAGATTTGATTCAACACTACGGGTCTAATCCTTCGGGACAGAACCTTACAGTGTACATCAACTCTATTGATAACGCTCTCTTGCTTAGGTGTGCATACTATCACATTACTAAGGACCGTGAAAACGTTCCTGAGTTTCGTGATGTATGTTCGCTCATTACTTATGGTGATGATGCGAAAAGTTCTGTTCACGAAGATTTCCCAGAATTTAACCACATTGCTGTGGCGAAGTTCCTGGAAGAACGTGACATGAAATTTACCATGCCAGACAAGGAATCAGAACCTACACCGTACATGACGGATGAGGAGGCAGATCTGCTCAAACGTGCTAATGTGTATAGTGAGGACACAGGGATGATCATGGGTGCACTTGATGAGGATTCTATCTTCAAGAGTCTCCATGCTACTCTCAAGTCCAAAGCTATTAC